TGTCTTCTCTACCGTGAGCTGAGTCCTCGCTGGGAATACCTCTGGGACATGTTTTTAGGTTCTGATAACTGGTTGTTCCGGTTGCCAGGTGGAGGATTGGTATTGGGTGAGAAGGCTCGGATCTATCTGCCCCCTGAACAGAATGAGCCGGAAACAGCTTATCGGTCGCGGGTATTGATGAGCACGTTTGATCGGAGATTTGCCCGTTCGGTTCGAATCTACGCTGATCTGGTGCTGTATGACCACTATCTGGAAATACCTATGGGATCTACGTTTGATCCCGGTAACGTTGATCGCCGTGGAACTCCCTTCTACAACTTCTGGGCAGAGGTTGCGATCAATGCTCTGGTGTTTGGTCATACGTTTGTCCTGGTGGATAAGGATCCCGGTAATTACAGGAGTGAGCTAGAGCGTCGTCAACGGGGCAAGCCCTTTCTGGTGAGTTACAGTCCCCTGGATTTGATCAACTGGCGTGTGGATGACGATGGCGTGAAGTTGGCAGTCTTCCGAGAGACGGTTGTTAAACCTGCTGGTGATTACGGTGAAGAGGTCGTAACTCGCTATCGGGTACTAAGGCCGGATCGTTGGGAACTCTGGGAAGGTGAACCTGGTGCTTTGAAGCAAATAGATGGTGGCCCCTTGCAAGGGATCCCTTTAGTGTGTGTCTACAGCTATCAGATCGGCCCATTTATGAGCGATCCACCGTTGAAGACGTTGGCGGATCTGAATCTGGCTCATTACCAGTTGACCAGTGATCACCGTCAGAAGCTCCACAAGTGTTGTCTGCCTACTCCGGTAAGGATTGGGACGATGACTCAAGGAACCGATCTGGTGCTGGGGCCGAATACGTTTGTGGATTTGCCAGATGGGGGTGATTTTAAGTGGGCAGAGCCATTGGCAATGAGTCTGGGGGAAAGCCGTCGGGATCTCGAGGATTTGGAGAGGACTATTGATATCTACAGCTTTGACTATTTGAGTAGAGGCTTTGCCCGTCGCGTATCCCGTGCTACTGCTCGAGAAGTGGATGTTAGTACTGCTCCTTCTGAGGCTACATTGAGTGGATTTGCCCGTCGCTTTGAGCATGGGATCCAGTCAGTGTTAAATCTTTGGGCAGCTATGGCGGTAGAACCTGCGCCTACTGTTCAGTTGTCCGGTAGGTTGAGGGTGCAGCAACCCGATCCTCAGATGCTGATTATGTACGTAAAGCTTGCGGAGGTGGGTGGCGTCTCCAAGCGTACTCTGCTGAAAATGCTGATTGATCAAGGCTATCTGCCTAAGAACTTTGATATGGATGCCGAATTACAGATTGTTGGTGAACGCTTTGATGCTCAGAATGGATCCCCTGACTAAGGGTCGTGTTAGTGTTGGTGTTGTGCTTGGGGAATAGTTGGTATGAGTGAGCAAGCAGGAAGCTACCAGGTAGAACAAGTGCATGATGGTGAAGAAGCCTCTGTTAAGCAAGAGGATCCCTCTCGTGATGATCTTGCAGGCTTGAAGAGTGCTCTGCAAAAAGAGAGGGCGCTTCGTCGTGAATTGGAACGGCAACTCAAGCACTTGGGGGATATCAATCCTGAGGAATATCGCAAGCTGCAACAGCAGTCTCAGATGCTTGCTGAATGGGAAAAGCGTCGTGCTGAAGAGATCGGTTCTATCAAGAGCACCTATGAGTCTCAGCTTCAGCGTGTCCAGCAGGAAAAGGAGCAGATGGCTCAGGCTCTGATGGAAACTGAGATGACCTATGCTCTGACTGAGGCGTTCTACCAAGCCGGTGGTAAGCGGGATGCTACTCTGGCCAAGATGCTGGCTAAGCAACTCCTAAGCCAGGTGAACTATGACCAACGGGGCAATCTGATCGTGGTGGATCAATCTGGATCCCCTCGTCTAAGAGACGATGGCAAACAAATGACGGTTGCGGATCTGATGAATGAGATCAAGGGCACTAGTTATGGTGTGCTATTCGATCCGGTCGTTTCTGTAGGCGGATCTGGAGCAACGGGTAGCCAGGTACAGGTCTCAGGTCGTAAGTATCTGAGGACTACGGATCCCTATAAACTGGGCCAACACATCGAGGCCATTGCCAAAGGTGAGGTTGTCGTCGATTTGGAGGGCAAGTAAACTGGTGTTATGCTCCATGTGGGCAAATTTAAATGGCGAGATGCCATAAAAGGGGAGATCCCTTCTCGCATGACGTAACCTGAGTCAGAAGGGAACTAAAGATGGCTAACAATCTAGAGGCGGTAATCCCCAAGGTTCTGGCCATGGGCATGATGACTCTGCGTGAGAACACGATCATGCCCCGTTTGGTCAATACTGATTACCAAGGTATGGCAGCTCAAAAGGGCAGCACGATTGATGTGGTGATTCCTAGTGCCGTGCCTGCTAGTCCTGTCACTCCAGGAGGTACTGCCCCAGCCGGGACTGAATTGGAGCCAACTACAGTTCCTATCCGTCTCGACAATTGGTATGAGGCTGCTTTCTCGGTAACGGACAAGGAATTAGCCGAGATCGATGCGGGGATCTTGCCGATGCAGATCTCTGAGGCGGTGAAGTCTCTGGCTAATGAGGTGGATCGGTCGATTCTTGCGTTGTATAAAAAAGTCTATGGGGTAGCGGGTACTGCTGGTACTACTCCCTTTGCTACCGATCTCCAAGCAGCTCAGCAAGCTCGTTTGGTGTTGAACCGTCAATTGTGTCCTCCCCAAGACCGGCGGATGGTGTTGGATGTGGAGGCGGATGCCAATGCGACGGGTTTGCCTGCATTCCAGTATTCAGGATCTGGGGAGACTACTACCATTCGGGAAGGGGTGATCGGTCGGAAACTAGGCTTTGACTGGTATATGTCCCAGAATGTCCTGCGTCACACTAAGGGCAATGCAACTGGGTATCAGGTGAATCAGGCGAACCATGCTGCTGGATCTAAGACTGTGGCTGTGGACACGGGAACTGGGATCCCGAATATTGGGGATGTCTTCACGGTAGCGGGTCACTCCCAGACTTATGTGGTAACGGGATCTACCGGATCCCCCGATATCACGTCGATTCAGTATGAACCGGCGGCTAAGGTGAGTTTTCCTGATGATGCAGCGATCACCTTTATTAACAGTCATGTGGCCAACCTGGCATTCAACCGGTATGCTTTTGCTTTGGTATCTCGTCCGTTGCTGGATGTGGATCCCTTGGGTAGCAAGGTGATGACCATGAGCGATCCGGTTAGCCAACTGACGATGCGTTTGGAAGTCAGTCGTCTTTACAAGCAAACCCGGTGGTCATTTGACATTCTCTGGGGTGTAGCTTGTCCTCGTCCTGAATTTGCGGTGCGGGTGCTTGGATGAATGATGTCAACCTGGTTGAGGTGGTTGCAGTTGTCAATCATCTGGGAGAGAGGTTGCTGATCAACCGTGACCAATATCGTAGTGGTCAATGGCAGCTTTGGGAAGAGCCGCCATCTACTCCTACAGATCGGACGGATGAGTCTTCTTCAGATTCAACCGGATCTAGGAGAAAGCGTAGGCGGGATTCCGGTGGTGTGGATCACTATATTGCCGCTCTATAGTGTCTGGCATAGCTGGCGATTAGATCGGCTTTGTCTTGGTCGTTAACAATGGCTCTAGCTCCGACAAGGTCGTATCCTGTGGGCCGGTCATAATCTGAGAGTTTTCGGCCTGTAAACAGGCCATCTTTCATGCCTTTAACGCAGATCTTGGCAGCCGTATCGGGAACCAATGCCAGATCTGGGTTGTCTATTAAGTTGATCCCTAGAACCTTGGACAAGAGGGCGTAGTTCCTTCTGCCTGTAATCTGCACATAGCCTCGTCCTCTAAAGCGGTAGCCATCTCCAGGTTCGGTATTACCTAGGTCTATTCGTCCCTCATAGCGCTTGAAGTAGTCGCGGGGGCCTATCTCAGCAATGGGGGCAAAGGAAGATTCATGACTAACCGTAGCCATGATGTACGCTATGTGGTCTAGGGAAGAGACTCCATAGGTCTCACAGCACTGCAATAGTAACGGGATAGCTATCTTGGCATTCTCCCTACGGGTAGTCCCTGTGAAGGTCATGTCATTAGGTACTGCTGCAATCAGACGTTCTGCCAGCAGAGTTGGTTTCTTGCCGGTTTCTAAGGTCTCTTCCCTCCAAGAGTAAGGGATCCCTAGATCTATTCTTTTCCACAGCCGGTAGAACAGGTCAGCTTGGTAATCACTGGGAGTCAGTTGGGGGATATCCAGGCTCTCCAGGTACTCTGCTGCCTTCCTGAGGAACTCTGCCATTTCTTTCCGTTGCTGTTGCATAGTACGAACGAGAAGGATCCCCTAGTGGGTCTAGAGGATCCCTAAGCAAGTAAGGAGGAATACTATTATTATATCCTCTTCTGGGTTCTCAGGATCCCTTCTTGGATAGCACGCCACTCCAGGTCATGGAGTTTCCGGCATTCCTCACTAGATGCACTCTGGTCTAATCGTCGGATGGTGTCTCGTAGACTGGCTGCCGCATTACAGGCTTTGCAGATAATGGGCACGTGGATGTGGTTGTCATAGTCGGGTCGGATAAATCTGGGGTCAAATAGGATCCCCGTGTCTCTACAGGCAAGACATCGATAGGCTGGAACACTTTCCCTAGCCGACTTCTTTGACTCCTCTGCCATTGAACTTGCTCCATAAGTTTACGTTTGGTCTCCGCAAGAAATTGAGCCACGCTAAGCCTCGAACTTAACGATGGATCCCTGGTAACATTACCGTTCGTATCCATACTGTTTGAACCCAAACTGCCCATCGTTTCTTTATGCAAGTGGGAAGGAGCAGGTTGAGTGAACCTTGGATCCCCTAAAGGCTCTGGATCTGGATTTGGATCTGGATCTGGATCCGTTGTCGGATCTCCAAGATCCATTGGATCCCACGTTCCTGTGTTCTCCATGTCCAGATCCATCACATGATTGTTTGTGTTCAAACCATCTTCATCCCTATGAATATAAGTTGTATAGA